ACGATCAATTCAACATACCTGAAAAGGCTTTACAAGGTAAGCTTAATGACTATGAAAGCGTTATTTGCTCAGGTTGTGTAACTAAAAAAACAAGACTAAAAGGTAACTATATAATAATTGAAAGGAACAAATAAGATGATTACATTTAATTTAACTTTGGAAGATATGCCAAGCAGAGATAAAAAGCTTTCTAACATTGCTAAAGTTGAGAACTTTAAAAGCAATAAATCAGGCTTACCAATTGCTAACCAATTTATTATAACCTTGCAGAATGGAATTGAAGTATTTCAAAGCTATAATTCTATTATTGCAGTTAAAGCAAATAATGAAACATATCTTGATCAAAATCGTTGGAACTATTCAAGAACTACTTCACGTTATAGAAATCAATTCCTGAACGAAACCACAGTTGAAACAGTTAAAAAAATTGGCTTTGGTAACTATACAATGGTTGATTTAAACAAGTAACAAACCAAACAAGTTTCCTCCCCAAAACGCCTTAGATTAGTTTCTAGGGCGTTTTTCTTTGGTGTAGTCTAATATATAACTAAAGCGTTGTTTCTGTTGTGTAATCATGTTTGGTGGTGTTTGGGTATTTGTTCGCAATCTGCATCGCAATGAATACCTTTTGAGGTTTAGTTGTACAATCTAAAAAGTTGCACTAGAAATAAAAAGATTAGCCTATGACACAATATAACACACAAAATAGAGACACAATTGGCATAGTTGGGGTTTTAGGTGGGAAATCGTCAGCCTATGGTATTAATAATAGATATTTCCGAATAGGGCATCATAGGGACACGGGGGACCCCCACGTATACGTTAGCAATGTCGCCATATTTTTATCTGTGTGAGTTACTTGTACAAGTTATTTGCACCCTTTAGGGTATCCCTGTAGGATACGCTGTGTGTATAGGTGTATCTCCCGGAGGTGTTACTCCGATTATATCCATTCTGACAGAAAAGTCAAGACATTTATGCCAAAATTATTTTTTATTTGACATTAGGGTATTCTGTACGTATAATCTTTGTATCAAGACCAGTTTCGAGCAGCAGCAATCAACAAAACTCTCGTGCTTTGGCTCAAGCTGAAAGGTTCTTGATTTATTTTAATAGGAAATACACAGTGTTTGAAGCATTTATGTTAATATGTACATTAGGATTACCTCCTGTGTACGGAAATTGCGAAGAAGTTCGTGATACAAGAGGCCCATACACAACAAAAAAACGCTGTGAAACACGAATAGAAGAGATGTTGAAGGATTTACCTGAATACAGACCCTATTCTTACTTAAAAGCGTACAAATGCGATGAACCTACTACCACAAACCAAAAATTCACGTGAAATATCACCACAACAAGAAGAATTTCTAACCAATCTGTTCGAGAATGGTGGCAATGTCACCGACGCAGCACTATCTGCAGGCTACTCAAAGGGCAGCGTAACGTGGTTAAAGACCAGTTTAGCCGATGAGATAATCAATCGCACAAAGAACGTACTGTCTATGCACGCTTTTAAGGCTGCTACACGCCTAGTAAGCACAATAGACAACCCAGTACCCGAAAGAGGAGACGACCTACGCTTCAGGGCTGCAGAATCGCTTTTAAACAGGGTTGGTCTGGGAAAACAGGAAACAACCAACGTAAATGTACAGGCAGTGCATGGTATTGTGTTGCTGCCACCAAAGAAAGAGGTAGTTATAGATGGCTGATTTTTCAAACTATACAACAGCAGAACTTGAAGCTATGTTAGCTAAGATGAAAGCTGAAAAAGCTAAAACAGGTTCTACTTTATCTGTTGATCAAATACGAAATGCACAAAAAAGAATAAACAAACAAGAAACAAAAATTCCCCCAAATATAAAAATATATGGAAAAGGGTCAGGAACACGTAAAGTAAACAATTGACCGATGCACCAAAGAGGGGTCGCCCTAAGAAAGACCCCGAAGCACCTAAGCAAAGATACTTCCTGTCTGCTGCAGAAAAAGCAAGGCGACAGACACAGAAGAGATTACGTGACGCAAAGAAGCGTGCAGAAAAAACAACCAAAGTAGCAGAAAGTAAAAGAAGATATGCCAGAAAGCTTGAAGAGAAAGTTGGTAAGGTTGAGAAAGCTCTTAAGGGAGATGCAACTACCGTTATCGATACAGGGGAGTTGGCAAGCCTTCCTCCACCTGTCCAAGAACTTGTTGGAAATAGGGAAATCGTGTTTCAGCCGAATGAAGGACCTCAAGAAGAGTTTCTGTCGTCTAGTGAAAGAGATGTTCTCTATGGAGGTGCTGCTGGTGGGGGCAAATCTTTCGCCCTGTTGGCAGACCCCCTTCGTTATTGCACTAATCCTAATCATAGGGGTCTTCTTCTCAGGCGTACTCTTGACGAACTTACTGAGTTAATAGACAAGTCACGACAACTCTACCCCAAAGCGTTTCCCGGTGCAAAGTTCAGGGAGTCAAAGTCAACGTGGCACTTCCCATCTGGAGCAACCATTTGGTTTACCTATCTAGACAAAGACAAAGATGTAACCCGATTTCAAGGACAAGCTTTCAACTGGATAGGGATAGACGAGATAACCCAATACCCAACACCTTACGTGTGGGATTACCTGAGATCAAGATTAAGAAGCACCGATTCCGAGTTGCAACAAAGTTTGTATATGAGGTGTACTGCCAATCCGGGTGGAATCGGTGGATGGTGGATTAAGAAGATGTACATCGACGTAGGCGAACACAACAAACCGTTCCCTGCCAGTGATGTCGAAACAGGCAGACCTTTCATGTGGCCGCAAGGACACGAAAAGGAAGGTCAACCTTTGTTCTATCGTAGGTTCATTCCTGCGAGACTTACGGACAACCCGTTCCTTATGGCAGATGGACAATATGAAGCTATGCTTCGTTCACTACCTGAAATAGAACGGAAGAGATTACTCGAAGGGGATTGGGATGTAGCCGATGGCTGTGCCTTCCCAGAATTTAGCAGAGCAAAACATGTGGTCGAGAGTTTTGAGTTACCTACCAACTGGCCCCGAATACGTGCCGCTGACTACGGGTATGCAAGTCCTTCTTGTGTCTTGTGGGGTGCTATTGACTGGGATAACAATATATGGATTTATCGTGAACTGTATGTAAAACAGTTGACAGCAGAACAATTAGCTGATAGAATACTAGAAGCAGAGCAATTAGACCCTCTACCTCACTATACAGTACTTGACTCCTCCTGTTGGAATAAGACAGGGTTTGGTCCTTCCATAGCAGAAACAATGATGAGATGTGGTGTTCGTTGGACACCATCTGATCGTAACAGAATACAAGGTAAGATGGAAATACATCGTAGGCTTGCAGATGACCCAAGAACAGAAGAACCTAGATTACGAGTGTTTTCTAATTGCAGCAACACTGTCAAGCAATTGGCAGCAATTCCTCTTTCCAAAACTAACAGCGAAGACGTAGACACTAAGGCAGAAGATCACGCATACGATGCTCTAAGATATATGTTGATGACAAGGATGACAGGGTATGCAGCGATTCATCAAACGCTTAATGGCATCAAGGCTCAGGTCTATCAGGTGCAAAATGAAACATTTGGATACTAGTAAATGGCAGTAGAATTTGACATTGGAACATTAAGTCCAGAAGAGACTACTATTCTTGGTAACTTTAAATACATCCAAGAAACTTTGTTTCCAGATGGTAACATTCCTCCAGTAGAAGAAATACAGGATTTACTTACAAATGGTGACCCGACTATAAAAGAAGCGTACATAGGTAAGTTCTATGCAAGTGGTGTTCCTACTGATCCGTTTCTATTCGATCACCCTGACACAAAAGAATTTGCAGTTAAATTTTCACAAGCTTTTTCTCAAAAAGTAAGAGACACTCCGACAACTATCTTGGGTGCAGCTCCTCAGATGCAGGCAGTGTCAAGACAGTTTGATTTAGGTATGCCATATAAAGATTTTGTTTCGGCTGCTGCTACATCTACCATAACTTTAAAAGGCATTGCTTCTCCTTTAAAAACAGCAGTAACTAATGTTGTTATGGGTAAATTTCCAAAAGCAGGAAAGGCTGGGGGTAGAAAGTTAGGTAAAAACTTAGGTGTATTGACTCCTAAGCTAATTCAAACAATGGCTAATAATATTCTTCTTATAGAGGATGAAGTAACAAGACACGCAGTTATAGCATCTTTGTTTGGAAGTAGATCAGTTGACATAACTGGCATGAGAACAACTAAAGAGTTA